CCCAAAAAATGCCCCGCGGGACTTTTTGAGGCAATCTTCTTACTCCGCGGGGGTTAAAACCGCCTAGGAAGGAGGTCGAAAGTCTAGTGAGCCGTCGCAAAAGTGACCCGCTCGAGTCAACAAGTAAGCGTGCACCGGCGACAACTCCACAGGATCGAGAGAATCAACTCATTTCCTTGGCTTACGACCTCGCCGAGAAGCAGATTAAAGAGGGAACTGCTTCTTCCCAGGTGCTAACGCAGTTTCTCAAGCTCGGTTCCTCCCGCGAGAAGGTCGAGCAAGAGAAGTTGCAACATGAGAACGCGCTTCTTGCAACAAAGAAAGAGATAATGGAATCGCAAAAAGCTGTCGAAGCTCTCTACGCGGAGGCTTTGGATGCTATGCGATCCTACTCTGGCCAACCGCCTATATCTGAGGAGTCTGAGTATGAAGACTTCGAGGATTAGAACATATTCCGAGTTAAGTTTGATCGGTACGTTCGAACGGCGGTTTGAATACCTCTCTCTTCAAGGAGAAGTGGGCTGTGCGACCTTCGGTGGCAATCGTTGGATCAATCAGCAGTTCTATACGTCTCGAGAATGGCGTCGTCTTCGCCACGACGTCATTGCTAGAGATGAAGGTTGTGATCTCGGCGTTGAAGGACACGAGATTCATGATCGTATTATCGTGCATCATATAAATCCAATAGATGAGGAGGATATCCTCCACGGCACAGCCCGTGCTCTCGATTTGGATAATTTGATCTGCACAACGCACGACACGCACAACGCCATTCACTTCGGAGATGCGAAGCTTCTGCCCAAGCTTCATGTTCCTCGAAGCCCAGGAGATACCAAACTCTGGTAAGGAGAGCTATGCCGCCCGCCAAGGAAAATCCGAAGAACAAGCCCGCGCAGCCGATCGAGGCCTCTCCGGAAGTCGCCGCGAATCCGCCTTCGGCCCCTGTTCCCAACCACGATGAGATCGACGTCGCCGCGGCTCTCGCACGCAAGACCCAGGACGGCAAGGGCGAGCAGGAAGTTCCCGAGTCCGATTTCCAGTCTTTCGCCACGGAGGGTGTCGAGGACACCAAGAATCTTCTGTCCATCCAGCAGGTCACGGAACAGGTTCTCGCAGGAACCTGGGGGCCGAACGTGAACGTTGCAGGACAGCGACTTCAGGAAGCGGGTTACGACGTCAAGGCGGTCGCCGAGGAGTTTGCGCGTCGTAAGGCCGCCGGAGCTCCTTCCGCATTCTAAGAGGGAGATGTATGACAACGATCGCATACGATCGTCCATTGAGAAATTTCATTTCTCAGTTGGACGCAACCAGGCACGTGACTCACACGCAACATCGAAAGACTTGCGTTACGCTGCATCACAACGGCGGACGATTGTCACACGAAGGCGTTCTGTCGGTTTGGCAAGTTCGTCCGGCTTCGGCGCATTTCAACATCGACGCCTTAGGTACCGCAGCGCAGTATGTTCGTGTGAACGAATACGCATGGGCAACAGGTAGCACTCCAGGAAATCAGCAATCGATTTCTATCGAGATGTGCAACCAGACACTCGATCCCGATTGGGTTGTTTCAGAAGTCACCTGGAGTGCGGCCGCTCGGCTGGCGGGATGGTTGTTCGCTCGTGTGATCGGAACTCGACCCAGTAGCAACACACTTCTTCGCCACAAAGCCTGGAGTGCAACCGCGTGCGCAGGACCGCACATCGATCGGGAGTACAACAGGATCCTGGCCGTCGCACAACAGACATACGACCGCATCATTAGCGGCATTGGGGAGAATGAAGTGGGACCCGACGACACAATCAAGCTTGTGGCACCTGGCTCGGAAGCCAAGGGTGAGAATCCGCCGTACTACGAGGAGCCCACGCTTCGTCATGCGCTCCGGCATGCGTACTTCAAGGGCTCCAACGCGTACGACATCCTTGAGGGTGTGGGCGGAGGAATCGGTCTGAGGGATCATGTCGCGCAGTTGATCAGCCAGGTAGAGGATCAGCAGACTATGATCAATGCCTTGCTGAACAAGATCGATCAGATCGAGACCGGCGGCGTGTCCACGGAGCGCATCAAGGAAATTGCCATCGACGCCATCGACGAGAAGCTCGGGCCGAACTAGATCGGTCAAAATGGTAGAGCTCTGAGGAAAGCGGGTTAAGATGTCTCTGGGTTCGATTGCAAAGACGAAGATCGATATCGATTTCATCCGAGCCCAGGGCATCGCTTCCTCGGGTCGGATCATCTTCACTCCACCGCGACAGCGTATCGGTACGAAAATGCTGTCGACTTATCCTGTCGCGGTGGAGATTCAGATTGGTGTCGGTTCTGTAGAGCTTGCTCGGTTACCGGCAGGAACGTATCACGTTCGCGAAGAGATTGACGGTCGTCCCGCATACGAATTTCTCTTCTCTCTGCCGCTAGATTCACCAAGTCTTTTAAGGTATGAGCTGATTGCTTCTGTCAGCTTGCCTCCTGTGGTCTACACGGTGGTGCGAACCGTCAACGGAGTCTCACCAAATCCAACTACCGGGGACGTGGTCATCCCCGCCGGTGTTGGCCCTGAGGGGCCTGAAGGTCCGCCTGGGGATGACGGTGAGGATGGCGCCGACGGACCTCCCGGTCCTCCCGGTCCTTCTGTTGATTTGATGGCACTTCGTTACGGCTGCAAAGCTTTGACTATGGATCCTATCAGTCTTAGCAGTCCCTCCGACACGTTTTTGGCCATGTCCCCCAATAGATTGTACGCATTTCGAATGCGGATTGAAGCCGGTCAGCTGATCAGTAAGATTCGTCTTCCGCTGAAGGACGCGGCCGCGGGAGTCGGTCAGATTCATTTCGGTGTTTACAACGAGGACCTCTCTCAACTGGGCATCACCGACAATGTGGCGCCCATCTTAACAGGGGCGGTGGCTGAGAAGTGGACGGATCTGAATCTGGTCACGCCAGACGAAGCCACAGGAAACAGCGTTTGGGTGGCAATCTACAGTTCTATGACCACTGGGGCTCAGATGGGATTTAGCAACGTTCCCATTAACGGCGAATTGGCTTGGGTCTTGAATACCAGTGGTGTTCGTAATGCCGTGTATATTAACGACGCAGCCGGTTTGCCTTTGACACTGAACCCCGCATCCATGACCCCATACCTGGATGCTTTGGTTGGGGTGGCTTAACCGGGAACGCTCTCGAAGGGAGGTGGCATGAGCGATAGTATTCTGGGCAGCATTAAGTCTGCGTTGAATATTTCTTCGGACGACACTTCGTTTGATCAAGACGTGATCATGCACATCAACTCGGTTCTCGGAAAAGTGAATCAGTTGGGTGTTGGGCCAGCCCAAGGATTTATGATCACAGACGGAACCGCCACTTGGACTGCCTTCCTCGCGGGCGACATTCGTTTGAACATGGTTCGCTCGTACATGTACTTGTGCGTGCGCCTTCTATTCGATCCTCCAGGTACTTCTTTCGCTATAACGGCGATCGAAAAGCAGATCGAAGAAGCCGCCTGGAGAATTAACGTCCAAAGGGAGGAGGAAAAGTGGATGGAGCCGCCGATGTCGATCCAGTAGCAGTTGTGGGAACCGTCCTTGCGCATTTCGGCGTCAAGGGCATGAAGTGGGGTCAGCGCAAGAAACACCCACTCTCTGTAGACGCCAAGGCTAAGGCTTCTGTTAAGCAGCGAGTGAAGCAAGACAAGGTTGGTGCCGTCAGCAATCTCCAGTTGCAGAAGGCTATTAAGCGTATGCAACTGGAACAAGATTTCAAGCGATTGTCCGTGAACGAGAAATCGGGTGTAACTCGATGGGTATCCTCGGCAATGCTGGAAATCGGCAAGCGCGAAGTTCAGGCATATGCAGCTAAGAGAGTTGCAGCTGTGGTAGCTCGAAAGGTTGCCACCGGCGGATTAGGCTAGGGAAGGGGGTTTTGGGTGGCGCTTTCGAATACCGAGACTCCTCGTTATTACGGCGAGTTTCGAGAATCGGTTCTCCGCGGGGAAATACCAGTCAATCGTGAAATCTCGGCGGAGATGAACCGTATCGATGCGCTCATCGAGAACCCGAATTTCTATTACGACGATACCAAGCTTGAAGGATTCATTCTTTTCTGTGAGAAAGAATTAACTCTCACAGACGGCACCGATCTTAATTTGTTGCCCACATTCAAATTGTGGGCAGAACAGATTTTGAGTTGGTATTATTTCGTTGATCGTTCCGTGTGGAATCGTGAAGCGAAGAAATTTGAAACTCAGAAAGTAAAACTTCGTCTCGTCACGAAACAGTTTCTTATTGTTGCTCGTGGTGCTGCCAAGTCGATGTACGCGGCATGCCTTCAAGCTTATTTTCTGAATGTGGATACGGCAACTACGCATCAGATCACCACCGCGCCAACGATGAAGCAAGCTGAAGAAGTGATGAGTCCATTTCGGACCGCTATCACTCGAGCTCGTGGTCCTCTATTTAGATTTCTCACCCAAGGGTCGATGCAAAATACGACCGGCAATCGATTCCTTCGCCAGAAACTTGCGGCGACAAAGAAGGGCATCGAGAACTTTCTCACGGGTAGTGTTCTTGAAGTTCGTCCTATGTCGATCAACAAGCTGCAAGGTCTAAGGCCGAAGGTTTCAACTGTCGACGAATGGCTATCTGGCGATATTCGCGAGGATGTCGTCGGCGCCATCGAACAAGGTGCGTCAAAAGAGGATGATTGGCTTATCGTAGCAATCAGCTCTGAAGGAACAGTTCGTAACGGAGCTGGAGATACGATCAAGATGGAGCTGGCAACCATCTTGAAGGGCGATTATTATGCGCCACATTATTCGATTTGGCATTACAGGCTCGACGAGCTTGACGAAGTTGCCGACCCAGAGATGTGGATCAAAGCCCAACCAAATATTGGATTGACGGTCTCGTATGAGACCTATCAGCTGGATGTCGAACGAGCCGAGAAGGCCCCTGCCGCTCGAAACGATATTCTAGCGAAGCGATTTGGTATCCCTATGGAGGGATACACTTATTTCTTCACCTATGAAGAAACGCTGCCTCATCCCTCTCGTTACTTTTGGGAAATGCCCTGTGCTCTGGGTGCCGACCTATCGCAGGGTGACGACTTCTGTGCGTTTACGTTCTTATTTCCGCTTCCTCGCGAGCAATACGGAATCAAAACGCGCAGCTATATCTCTTCGCTGACTTTGAGCAGACTCCCGGGAGCGCTCCGTCATAAGTATGAGGAATTTCGTCGAGAAGGAAGTCTGCATATTCTCGACGGTACAGTACTCGACATGATGGAAGTCTATGACGATCTCGATCGTCATATCGAAGAGAATCGCTACGATGTCCGATGCTTCGGATACGACCCGTACAACGCTAAAGAGTTCGTAACGCGTTGGGAAACCGAAAATGGTCCTTACGGCATCGAGAAAGTGATCCAGGGGGCCAGAACTGAATCCGTCCCTCTTGGTGAATTGAAGAAGATGAGCGAAGAACGTCTCCTTATCTTCGACGAAGACTTGATGTCTTTCACCATGGGTAATGCAATTACCCTGGAGGACACGAACGGTAACCGAAAGCTTCTGAAGAAACGTTCCGAAGAGAAAATCGACAACGTAGCGGCCCTCATGGACGCTTACGTGGCTTATAAACTGCACAAGGAGGCGTTCGAGTGACGAGAGGAGGTAGCAATACGTGGGATTCAAAAGCTGGCTGAGTCACGCCTGGAACGTGTTCAAGACTCTGGACCGCGGAGATCCATTCGAGTCTGTGGCGAACTACGGAAGTCGACCCGATCGGGTTCGACTTCGATTCTCGAATGAAAAATCGATTGTCTCATCGATTTACACCCGAATGGCAATCGATGTGGCTGATGTGGTTCTGAAACACGTTCGGTTGGACGATCTCGGACGTTTCGAATCCGAGATTGATAGCGGCCTGAATCAGTGCCTGAACGTTTCGGCGAACATCGATCAAGCCCCTCGAGCATTTCGTCAAGATTTAGCTATGACGTTGTTTGATCAGGGCGTTGCGGTCGTCGTTCCAGTTGACACGACTCTCGACCCGAACCTCTCTGGAAGCTTTGACATCCAGACATTGCGTATCGGTGAGGTTGTTCGATGGTCACCTCGCCGAGTTCGTGTTTCTTTGTATAACGAGGAAACAGGCAAGCGTGAGGAAGTCACGGTCGATAAAAAGTTCGTGGCTATTGTGGAGAATCCTCTTCACGCGGTTATGAATGAAACCAATTCGACCCTTCAGCGATTGATCCGGAAGTTGAATCTTCTGGATGTCGTCGACGAACAATCAAGTTCGGGTAAGTTGGATATGCTTATCCAACTTCCTTATGTCGTGAAATCAGACGCCAAGCGAAAAATCGCAAACGATCGACGGAAAGAAATTGAATATCAGCTCAAGGGTAGTCAATACGGTATCGCTTATATTGATGGTACCGAAAAGATCACTCAGCTGAATCGTCCCGCAGAAAACCAGTTGTTGAAGCAGGTCGAATATCTCACTGAGCTGTTGTACAGTCAACTGGGTCTTACCAAAAACGTCATGAACGGCACGGCTCCTGAATCTGAGATGCTGAACTATCATCAGCGAACGATCAAGCCGATTCTCACTTCTGTGGTGGAATCCATGCGGCGATCATTTCTGACGAAGACAGCCAGAAGTCAGAGACAGAGCATCATGTTCTTTCGGGACATTTTCGCGCTCGTTCCCCTTGCCGATTTGGCTGAGTTCGCCGATAAATGGACTCGAAACGAGATCCTCTCGTCGAATGAGATGCGTGGCATTATTGGATTCGCACCGGCCAAGGATCCTAATGCCGACAAGCTGATTAACAGCAATATGCCCGCCAATAAGCGCGGGGATTCTGATCCCAAGGCTCCTGATCTCTCCGAGTCCGGGCCTCCCTCCCAAGCGGCTTAACGCTTCAACATGAAAGGGGACGCCGTGGAGAACGACCACGATTTCGGTGGTTACGCGACCGTGGCGAATCGCAAGTGCTCGGACGGACTGACGATCATGCCGCAGGCCTTCGCGCACATGAATGGCAAGAAAGTTCCTCTTGTCTTTCAGCATATCCACGACAAGATCGAAGTTGTTCTTGGTCACGCGATTCTTGAACATCGCGAAAAGGGAACATACGCGTTCTGCCATTTCAACCAGACGAAAGCTGGCCAGAACGCCAAGCTCCTGGTAGAGAATCAGGATCTCGACTCGCTGTCCATCTACGCCAACAATGTGGTGCTGAAGGAAAAGACCAAGGTTGTTCACGGAAACATTCGTGAGGTCAGTCTGGTTCTTTCTGGTGCCAACGATGAGGCGAAGATTGATTTCGTTCGTATCATGCACGGCGATGGTTTCGAAGACTTCACAGTCGCCGAAGATGAAGCCATCATGACCTTCGGCGAGAAGTTGGAACACTCCGAAGGAAAGCCCGAAGACACCCTCGAGCACAAGACCTATCAAGAGGTCTACGACACTCTGGACGAGGATCAGGAAAATCTCGTTCTGTTCATGGTGGACCAGGCCTTGAAGAGCAAGGTTCAGCAGTCCGACAAGGACAACAAGAGCATCGACACGGACGGTACGTCCGACAAGACCGAACAGGACGCGTCCAAGTCGGATGACAAGGACCTCGCACACAAGGAAGGCCCAATGACGCGCAACGTCTTTGAGAAGAATGGCGAAGAGATCAAGCACGGTGCGAACACCGGCGGCTACAACGGCAGTGGTTTGTCGAAGGAGCAGATCTCCACTCTGATCTCCGATGCGAAGGAGATGGGTCTTCAGAAGTCCATCATCCAACACGCGGATGAATATGGCATCACGAACATCGAGGTGTTGTTCCCCGACGCCAAGATGATCGATGCGAAGCCGGAGTGGATCACTCGTCGCATTGAGTGGGTCGAGTCTGTGCTCAACGGTACTCAGAAGCTTCCGTTCTCGCGCATCAAGTCCCGTTCTGCCGACCTCACGCACGCCGAGGCTCGGGCGAAGGGTTACATCAAGGGTACGATGAAGAAGGAGCAATTCTTCGCCATCTCCCAGCGAGAGACCACGCCCAAGACGATCTACAAGAAGCAGAAGCTCGATCGAGATGACATCATCGACATCACGGATTTCGATGTGGTGGCGTGGCTGTGGGTCGAAATGCGTTTCATGCTTCGTGAGGAAGTGGCGCGCGCGATTCTCATCTCCGATGGGCGCGAGGTTGACGATCCGGACAAGATCAACGAGAACCACATTCGTCCGATTGCATACGACGACACGTTTTACACGGATGTAGTGACGGTTGCGGCTGCCACTACTGCGCTTGGGCTTGTGGACGCGGTCATTGCGAACCGCTTCAAGTACAAGGGTTCCGGCCCGACGGCTTACATGAGCGTGCAGAACATGACCGAGATGATGCTGGTTCGTGATGCGGATAACCGCCGCATGTACCGCACCAAGGCTGATCTTGCCGCGGAACTTTTGGTCCGCGATATTGTCGAGGTCGAAGTCATGGAGGGGGCCAAGCGCGACGGCCTCGATCTGGTCATGATCATCGTCAACCTCTCCGACTACGCTGTGGGGTCTACCAAGGGTGGGGAGATCACCACCTTCGAGGACTTCGATATTGATTGGAACCAGTACAAGTACTTGATCGAGACTCGCCTCTCCGGCGCTCTCGTCAGGCACAAGACGGCCCAGGTCATCCTTCGCGGTACGGCCTCCGCGTTGGCAACTCCGCTCGTGCCGACCTTCAACGCGTCCACTGGCGTGGTCACGATTCCCACTGTCACGGGCGTGGTCTACAAGAACGCGACCACCGGCGCAACTTTGGCGGCTGGAGCGCAGGCAGCCATCGCCGCGGGCGCGAAGATCGAGGTTGAAGCTGTCCCGGCTGCGGGTTACCACTTCAATCGTGATTTCGACTCCGACTGGGAGTTCACGCGCGACGCCTAAGGACGGTCCCGAATGACAAGGTTTTCTGGGAAGATCGGGTACGGAAACACTGTCGATAAGGGCGATGGAATTTACGATGTGGTCATCACCGAACGTCTGAGCAAAGGCGACGTGATTCGTCCTAGTCGTAGATATTCTGACGGAGAGAAAGTGAATTCTGATCTTTCTGTCGGGAATGCAATTTCCATCGTCGCTGACGCGTACGCGAACAACCATTTCTTTGCCATTCGGTACGTGGAATGGCGGGGAGCTCTCTGGGAAGTGTCAAATATCGACGTAGAGAGCCCCCGTCTGATCTTGAGATTAGGGGGTGTTTACAATGGGCCGACGCCAGACATTCCAACTGGTCCTTGAATCCCTGAAAACAGATCTCAAGGTGTATTTCCAACCGCCTGAAACGGTGAAGATGGAGTACCCGTGCATCGTCTATCGGCGAGATCCCGGGACTACGAAGTTTGCAAACAATCGTCCATACAGTTACGAACAGCAGTATGAAGTTCAATTGATCGCCAGGTCACCGGAAATATCGCTTTTTGATAAGTTGGTGGCCCTTCCGAAATCAAGCCACGCTCGGTTCTTTGTCGCGGACAACTTGAACCACGACGTGTTTTCCATCTACTTCTGAATCCAGGAGAAAGCATGAGTGTTCTCGAGTGGGACAAGACCGGGGAGCGTCTCTACGAGACGGGTGTTGACCACGGTGTCCTTTACCAGGTTGACAGCGCCGGTGATTACGTCACTGGTGTGGCATGGAATGGCCTCACGGCCGTCACGGACTCGCCGTCGGGCGCTGAGTCCAACAAGCAGTACGCGGACAACATCGAGTACCTGAACCTTCTTTCGACCGAGATGTTCGGTTGTACGATTGAGGCTTTCACGTACCCGAACCAGTTCGGACAGAACGATGGTACTGCTGCGCCTTCTCCGGGCGTGCTAATCGGTCAGCAGCGTCGACGCACCTTCGGTTTCTCCTGGCGCACCCGCCTCGGAAACGACATCGAAGCCACCGACTACGGCTACAAGCTCCATCTCGCATGGGGCTGTCTCGCTGCTCCGTCGGAGAAGGCGTACGCCACGATCAATGATTCCCCCGAGGCGATCACGTTCTCGTGGGAAGTCAGCACGACTCCAGTAGCGGTGGGAACCATCGCGGGCACCGAGTACAAGCCGTCAGCCAAGATGACGATCGACAGCACACAGGTCGACCCGGTGAAATTGGCTGCGCTGGAAGCGGTGCTGTACGGAACGGTCGGTACGGATGCCGAACTGCCTTTGCCAGCCGACGTCATCACCATGATGACCGTTGCTTTGACTCAGGTCATGCCGACCGCGCCCACCTACAACTCGACCACAGACGAGGTCACCATCCCGGTGATCCTTGGTGTCGAATACCGAAACAGGCAGACCGGTGCTGTTATGGCGGGCACCGTTCCGATCACCCAGGATACGGTCGTGAAGGCCTACCCCCTCACGGGATACAAGTTCCCGACGGTCTCGGTCGACCAGTGGTTCATCGACTTCGTCTAATTGAATTGAGGTGAGAGAGTGCTCGAACTGGACGTCGTAGTCAATGAGGCATACGACGAAACTACAAACAAGTTCGTATCGACCAAGCAACGTGTCCGGCTCGAGCATTCTCTTGCTTCCATGGCAAAATGGGAGTCGGTTTTTGAAAAACCGTTTCTCGGTTCGGAAGAGAAGAAGAACGAAGAGACGTTCGCATACATCGAGATGATGATTCTGGAGGACAAACCTTCTCCGGAAGTTTTTCTGGAGCTTGTAAGAACGCATCACGAAGAGATTCAGGACTACATCAGTCGAAAGATGACCGGAACTAGAATTTCGGAGTTACAAAAAGGATCGAGTCGTCGTGAGACGATCACAGCAGAACTAATTTATTCTTGGATGGTCTCTATGTCCATCCCTTTTGAAACTCAGCATTGGCACTTGAATAGATTGATTATGTTGATTCGCGTAATCAACCTCAAGAACTCCCCGAAGAAGAAAATGTCGGCTGCTGAAAGATCACAGCTAAATCGACAAAGACAAGCGCAACTTAAAACTCGAGGATGAGGGGAGGTTTCATGGCGCGAATCATATGGTCAGAACCGGGCACCCGTCTGTTTGAGGCTGGCGTCGATCGCGGGGTTCTGTACGTAGGAAATGAACCCGGTGTTCCCTGGACCGGTCTCATTGCAGTAAAAGAGAGTAGGTCGGGAGGGAAAGCGAAACCTCGTTTCATCGATGGTGTCAAGGTAAGCAATCACGCCAGCCTTGAGCAGTTCGAAGGAACCATCGAAGCTTTCACTTATCCGCAAGAGTTCGAAGTATGTGACGGCACAGTTCCATACCAAAACGGCCTCCAAATCCAGCGCCAAAGACGCAAGCCTTTCAGCATGGTGTACCGCACAAGGATCGGAAACGATCTCGCGGGCTTGGATCATGCTTACAGAATTCATATTCTGTACAACCTTCAAGCAGAACCTACCGCCCGTGGATTTGAGACCCTCGCAGAAGACGTAGAGCCGATGACCTTCAGCTGGGACGTAACTGCGCGTCCTGACATGATCGAAGGACTCCTTCCGACAGCATATTTCAAGTTTGACTCTCGAGCTGTTCCAGCAGAACTTTTGGAAACTCTAGAAAATATGCTCTACGGCGATAGCACGCAAGAAGCATCGCTTCCTTCTGCCGGCGAGCTGTTGTTCATGTTCGACTCGTTCGAGGATCTGGTATACGACGCTGGAAGTCCTTACACACCAGTGTTCTCGATTCACGACGCGGGAACCATCAGTACTGTTGTCACAACGATTATTGATTCGGGTGGTGTGTAATGGCAATCGGCGTTCAGCAACAGCAGAGGAAGGGCACTGCTGTTGAGTGGAATACGTCCAACTATATGTTGGCAATCGGTGAGCTTGGTGTCACTACCGACACCGGAATCATCAAGATCGGTGATGGCGTCAACGGTTGGAATGATCTTCCAGTCGCCTTTGGGTCTAATTATTTGCCGCTTCTCGGCAAAGCCGCGGACTCGGATCTGTTGGACGGCATCAATTCCTCCGGCTTCTTCAAAACAGCCGACGCAGCGACAGCCGCCACGGCGGATAAGCTAGCACTCCGTAACGCGAACGGGCGCCTGAAGGCGGCTACCGGTCTTGCGGCCGACGATGTCATCAATTACGATCAGATGATTGCGGCACGTCGCAATCTCACAATTCGCACGGTTTCCGCGGCCATTACTCTCGAGGCCACGGATGTCAACGGTGTTGCGATGGTGGGAAATTCAAACCGCAATGCTGTAATAGCGGTCAACATTCCCACTAATGCAACGGTCCCCATTGCGGTGGGTTCTTGGG